CAGGTGTGGCGACCTCAAGTCCAGTGGATGGGACACCCACAGGACCGACTGAGGCAGCCGCCACAGCAGCTTGGGCTACGCCGAGTTACAGCATTGCTGCCGGGTCTGTGATCGTCGCGGGGTGTTACCAGGAGTCGCAATCAGCTAGCAATAGTCCGACCGGGCCATCTGTTGAGGGGCCAGAGAACGATCAATCTGGCGATACGGTCAGTCACGTCATGGAGTACCGAATCGAGACCTCGGCAGGCTCCTATACGGTGGCTGGGACGTGGAGCGCGGCGGGGAATACCGGCAATGTCGCGGTGGCCTACAAGGTCGCGGCGGGTGGTGGGGCCACACCCGCAAGTCTGTCCACCCTGACAATGTTGGGGGTGCAATGACCCAGTTCAGTTCGCTCTGGCAGCGGCTACTGACCCAGGAATTGGGGTCGGACGATTCCACGCAGCTCTTTACCGATGACCGCCGGGCCGCGGCTATCAATGAAGGTATCGCGGAGTTTGCCGACCTGACCGAGTGCTACGTCCGGGTGTCCAGCATTGTCTGGACCGGCGGCACGCTGGAAACCGACCTCAATAGCACCACGCTCGCGAATGATTTCGTGCGGCTCGCGGCCAAGCAATCACCCGCGGTGCGGTATGTCGATGCGTCGAGTCAAGAAACCGTCGTGAGCGGGAAAGACCTCCGACAGGTCGATGTGGCGTGGTTGGAGCGGGAAGAACCCGGCTGGCGCAGTTCCACGGTGGCCTCGAGCGTGAAGCAGTTACCGCGGCTGTTCTATCTGCGTCCGGATGGGGCCGCGCTCTATTTCGGGTTGTGGCCGACGCTCTCGACCGGCTCAAGCGCGACGGCGACCGTGTTGGTGCCCTATGTGGCATTTCCCCCTGTGCTGAGCAACAGCACCTCGGAACCCTTTTCGATCACCACGGTAAGTAATCCATCGTCCGGGGGACCGGTGATTCTCCATGACCAGACCCGATGGGATCTTCGTCCTTACCATCGGGCGGCGGTGCATTATGCCGCGCACCTCTTGGAGAAATTGCGGCGGGATGACCAAGCGTCAGACCGGCAACTGCAAAAGTTTCTCGGCTATGTGACGCGCTATCTGCAGGCCACGCGGCAGAAGGGTGGGACGGCCTTGACCTTCGCCAGAACCTACTTCCGGCGGTCCCTTGGGGCTTCGCAGGACGTGGACGATCCGAGACGATAAATGGTGACGGTCAGATTTGCCTGTGGGCATCAACAGGACGTGGAAACCGTGACGACCCCGCAATGTACGGTCTGTGGGGAAACGCGGGTGCAGATGGTGAAGGCACCGAAACCAGTATTTCGCGGGGCGTGTAGTGGTCCCTGCGTGGAGCGCACATGATCGGGCAATCGTTCGCACCGCTCGGAAACGGGATGCCGGCGAAACCGGACGGTGGCGGGGTCGCGCCTGGCGCACAGCAGGCTATCAAGGTGTTGAACCTGCGCCTTCCACGGGTCGTGGGATCTGGAGCGCCGGCACCGGGGGCGCTATTGAATGCGCAGGGCGCAAGTGGATTGCCCAGTGCAGGGACGAACCCCATGCTCGAAGCCCTCATCCATGCCGTCATGGGCGGGTATGCCCCGGCCACGGGTGCAGGCCCCACGCCGGGTGCCTCTGGGCCGTCGAGTCCCTTGCCGATGCCGTCCGCGCCTGTGTCCAACGCCCCGGTGTCACTGCCGAATCCGGCGATTCACTATCAGCCGCTCCCCGGTGGGACGGCGGGACCGAATCCGAAGTTTCCCGTGAACCAGGATACTCGCGAGGACCGCATGAATAAACGCGGCAAGGGCGGACAGGACAATTTCGCGCCGGTCTTGGGGTAAATGGCTGGAGCGCCCAAGACCCAACGGGCCGTCAACGGCAAAGCATATCAGTTGCTGCCGGTGACCGATCTGTCTGGCGGGATCGATCTGCGCTCGGCGCAGACCCTGCTCAAGACCGAGCGGTCGCGCCTGTTGGTCAACTGGAGCCTTGAGCAGCCTGGAGCCTTAGTGGTCCGTCCGGGGTTCCTGAAATTCTCCACCTCGAATCTGGGCAATTCACGTCCCCAAGGGGGCCAGCGGGTCTATCTGAACACCGCGATACCCTCCGCCGCGAGTACCGCGTTCACGCTCCTCGGCTGGAATGGCGGGGTCTACAACCTGTCCGATTCGGGCGGGTGGCTCTCGACCACGCCGCAACTCTCTGGGCTCTCAACCGTCAACGATCTGTGGTTCCCGCATGACCGTGACCTCGTGGCGGTGATGGATGGATCGACAACGCCGTGGAAGTCCACGAACGGCTCGAGCTGGACGAAGATGGGGATTGACCGGCCCTCGACGGGTGGGACGTTGTCGTCTGGTGGGTCTGGGAATCTGAGCACGTCCGAATTTGAGTTCGGGTTCACGTATAAGGACCGAGACCTCGCGCACGAATCCAACGGACCGGTCACCGGGTCCACGATTCGACTGACCGCCACCGGCTCGATTGCGATCGTGGTGCCGAATAGCACCCAGCCAGCGGTGGATTCCATTGTCGTCTACGCCCGCAACAAGACGTCTGGGGAGACGGTGCGCCGAAGGGCGAGCTCACAAGCGCAATCTGCAGGAGCGTCCAGCACGATCGTCATCACGTCCTCGAACTGGTCGAGTAATGACGAGGAACCCACCGATCATAACCCTCCCACGGTCTTGAGCTTTGGCGTGGTCTGGAAAAACCGGTGGTGGGCACGGTCCGCGACGGTCAAGAACCGGATTCACTTCACGCAACTGTTTCAGCCGCAGTCCTGGCCGACGTTGTTCTATCTGGATATTCCATTCGAGCGCGGCGACGAGATTCGGGCCTTGGTGCCGATGGGGGACACGCTGATCGTGTTCGGCACGACCAAGATTTACCTCCTCGTGGGACAGACGTCACTCGATTTCGAGGTACGCCCGACGATTGATTCGCAGGAAGGAGCCTTCGGCCCCTTTGCGACGGGCGTGGTCGAGAACGGCGTGATTCATGTCGGCGCGAATGGGGTGTACATCTTTGACGGCACCACCGACAAGTATCTGTCGTTTGACATCGAACCCGGCTGGCGGGATTTGGTCAAGAGTGCGCAAGTCGCGGACCTGAATCGGATCGCGGTTTGTTACGACGGGCAGCGGAAAGAAGTCCGCATCTCCATCCCCAGGCGGTATCCCTCTGGTGTCTTTGGAGAATGGATATTGGACCTGAATCGCACGCGGCAAGGGTCGGAAGCCTGGACCGCGACCGACCGCACCATCGGAGGCTACATCCAATTCAATGGACCGGAAGCCAGCGCCGGGGACCGTGGCCGGATCTTTTCCTGGCATTCCTCGATGGCGACGGTCTTTGAGGAGTCCACGGGGACCACGGCCAACAGTTCCAACATGGTCGCGGACTATGAAGGACCCGGATTAACACTGGGCAACATTCACGGGCGCTGGATCGATGTGTATGGCGAGTATGAGCCGAATGACGGTGCGTTCACAGTCGAAGCGGTGATTGATGGCGTCTCGGCCGGCTCGCGAACGGTCAACATCGGGTCCGGTCAGGCGCGGTATGGCTCGGCGGTGTATGGGACCGCGGTCTATGCCGGTCAGGGGCGGCGGATGTTCTATGTAACGCATCCCTTGAGTGCAGACGGGCGGACCTACGTGCAGAAGGCGCAATACAGCGGCACGCAGACCTTCAAGTGGTTCACCTATACCCCCGGTCTCGTTCCGGAAACACGCAGTCGGACGTTTAGCGAGTAACGCATGGCAAATTTCCCCAACTCGGCCCCCAGTTTTACGACGAAGAACGCCGGCGACACGGTCCAGGCGAGCCACATTGACGACCTCCAGGGCGAAACGACGGCCCTGGGCACGGTGTTGCTGTCCAGTATGGTCTTCGACAGTACCCGCATGACGGCGCTGAAGTTTCCCGCGGCCCAGACCGCGTCCAGCGATGCGAATACGCTGGATGATTACGAAGAAGGCACCTTCAATCCCACGTTTATTTCGACGGGTGGTGGTGCCGCGACCTATGCCGAAGCGACGGGCTACTACATCAAGGTCGCTCGGTTGGTCACATGCACCGGGTTGATTCGTCTGGGCGACAAGGGCACGCTCGCAGTTGGCAATGTCACCATCGGGGCGCTGCCATTCACGATTGGGGCAGGCTCGAATGTCGCGAATGCGACCATCAGTTATTTTGCCAACAATACGACGGCTGTGACCTGGATGGGTGGGCTCGGGGTGCAGGGGACAACGACATTCGTGCTGTATCTGCTGACCGCGGCAGCGACCGGGGTCACACAGGCGACAGTCGCGAATCTCGGAGCCACGCAGGAACTGGCGTTCACGATTTCGTATCTGGCGAGTCAGTAGATGGCGTCCCTCGGGTATGTCGAGTCGTTGCTGAATACGTTGCCCGATGGGGTCAAGGGACCGGTGGTGCAAGCCTTTCGCGAGGTGATGAAAAACCTCACCATCGGCGACCCGGACGACATGAACAAGGCGGCGAATTTCAAGTGGGTCCGGTTTGACACGGTGACGAGTTCGGTGGCGAATACGGAGTTTTCGATTCATCACGGGCAAGGGTCGAGACCGCTCGTGTGCTGGCCGGTGATGTTTCTCGATGTGAATGGCGGGCAGACGCCTCGGTTGCTGGTGACACGGGCTGCGGATGCGCAGCGAATCTACTTGAGTAGTCCGGACACGTCTGCCACCGTGTCCATTCTTGCGGAGTTCTGATGCAGCGAGTTGCGATTGTCGGCACGGCGCAGAGTTGGAAGCTGACGCCGTGGAATGATCCGGGGCTGAAAATCCTCGGCCTCAATGACGCCTATCGTCTGGGCTGGCCGCGGGCGGATGAGTGGTATGACATCCACCCGATGTCCAAGTTTTTCTATGCGCAGGGGAAGCAAGTCTTTGCGCACCAGATTCCGCCGGGGCATTATGCGCGGCCGGACGATCACGTCGCGTGGATGTCGCAGCTCTCGATTCCGCTCTGGCTCCATGAAGACCCGCCGGCGGACTGGCGACATGCCCGCAAGTTTCCCAAGGATGCGATTGAATCCGCGTTCGGCCGCTACATGACGAGCACCCCGGCATGGATGCTCGCGCATGCCATTCAGCGCGGGGCCAAAGAGATTCACATCTACGGGATTCATCTGGCGACGGAGCACGAATACATCGAGCAGCGACCGAATTTCGAATATCTGATCGGGCGGGTCTTAGGGAACGGGACGATGAAGACCTCCACGCATCAAGGGCTGCGGCGCTACGAAACACAGGATGCCCTGGTGGTGCTCCCGGAAGATGCCCCGATTCTGCAGAGCAACTTCCAGTATGCGTATCAGACGCGCCCGAATGCGTATCTCGAGCCGCTGAAGTGGGAGATGCACAAACTGCAGTTGAAGCATCAGCGGAAATCCCAGGCGCTGCAGAAGCGTCCGTGGTGGAACCCGCTGGTGGCGCTCGAGGAGCCGAATACGCAGGGACAGACGGCAAAGCGTCTCTGTTCGACCACGACGCTGCATCACGAGTTGCAGTATCTGGAAGCGGCGATGGAAGACACCCGGCAGTCGATGGCGCGACTGCAGATCGGAGCCTGAGATGGTAGACCCGCAACACGGATCGATCGGGATGGCAATTGCGCCGCTGGTCATTCCGCTCATCACGGGATTGAGTTCGCTGTTCTCCGGGCTGTTTGGGGGACACAAGCAGAAGCAGGCCGCAACCCAGGCGAGTCAGGGGGCGCGACTGCAGGACATCCTGCCGCAACTGATGGCGATGATGCAGCAGCAGCAGCAGCACAGCCAGCAGAACTACCAGCAGCAGCAGGACCAGTACAGCCAGATTCAGCCGTTGCAGCAGTCGATTCAGAAGATGGCGATGGGCCTGATGCCGCGCAACGGCGGGCCACCGATGGGAGGCTGAGATGGCGCGACTGCAGATGTATGAAGATAGCGGTGGGTCGGAGAGCTATCCGACCAAAGCGCCACGAGTCGCGGGGGCTGGCGGGGGTGTGTCTGATACGGGTCAGACCACGGAGACGCCGCCACCACAAACCGCACCGCCACCCGCGACCGGGTCGGAACCACCACCGGCACCGGCCTTCAATCGGAAGTATCTGAGCGGCGGGTATGTCGATGAGAAGTTGAACGACCCATCGCACACATCCGCCAAATACACGATTGGCCGTACGTTGGGGGCCTACAACCCCTTGCAGGGCGTCACGCCTGATGTGCTCGCCGCGCTGAACAAGCTGGGATATGGCACCTTCAGCGGGAGCGGGCAGAATCTTGGGCTGTCGGGGTTGACGGATGTCGGGCGCAGCGCCGGGTTGGGGAGTGATTGGAACCCACAGGACTTCATCAACAGTTACAAGGCCCAGAACGACTCCACCGTGTGGGGCTACAACCCGTTCATCGAGCAAGGGCAGCAGACGGAGCAGGGCGTTCCGGACTTGTCCGCGATGCTCGCGTCCCTCTTCCAGGGTGGGCAGCAGACCGCCGCGACACCACCGAGCGTCACGATGAACACTGGGATTGACCCGGAGACGTTGATGTCGCTCTTGTCGATGTTTCAGCCACAGGCGCAGTATCCCGCGCAACAGCAGGCCCCGATTGCCGCCGGGAACATGCCGCAGACCGCTGCGCCCGCACCGGCCCCGACGATTGCGGGCGCGTATCAGCCGTATGCGAACTCGGTGCAGACCCAGAATGCGGCGCAGGCCGCGCCTGGCACGGACCCGTTCATGTCGTGGCTGCGCAATGCGGTCTTCGCGCAGCAAGGAGCAGGATAAATGCAAGCCTATGACCCCAACGTCGAGGTCGGCGGCTACGTGCCGAAATCCACGACCCCCGCGACCACGACGCCACGACCACGGATTGACAATGGCGGCGTGATGAGTCCATCGAAGACGACCCCGCCGCTGTCGATGTCCAACTATTTCAGTGACCCGCTGTTGCAGGGGTATCTTAATTTCGGGCAGAACGCGATCGGGAAGCTCACAGGACCGCAGTCCATCAGTCCCGTCCTGCAGCAGGCGATTGACGCGCTGACGCGGATGTCGAATCAATCCGCCCCGCACATGGACATGAGCTACCTCGCGCCGTTGCAGGCGGCGGTGTCGAAGCGGCAGGCGCAGATCGACCAGCCGGGATTCTCGTCCACCCAGCAGGATATTCTGCGGACGAATGTCACCGACCCGCTCGAGGCCCAGCGGGACGCGGCCCGGCAGCAGATCATTCAGCACTTCGGCGCTCGCGGCATGACGCCGGATTCCGGCATCGTGCAGCAAGCGCTCCTCGACAGCGACCGGAACTTCTCGCAGCAGCGGACCACCGGGGAACGTGATCTGGCGACGAAGGAAATGCAGTATGACGAGGCGCGGAAGCAGGAAGCCGTCTCGAATGCCGGCCAGTTGTCGCAGTTGGGACTCTCCGGGAGTCAGGCGGATTTACAGGGACAGGTCGCCGGCCGCGGACAGAATCTCTCCGCCGCGGGGTCACTGGCAGGCATCGGCAGTCAGTTGCAGGATGAACCCTTGCGGAACCTGATGTCCGCAATGGGGATCTTCGGCAACATGGCGGATCTGCCGTTCAAGGCGAACGCGAATGCGATTGCGTCGATGAACGCGATCAACGGCCAGCATGTGCCGGAAGCCGATAGCATGTCCCAGATGATTCAGTTACTCCTGGGGTTGTCGAATCAAGGGGAAGGCGTCTACAACGACGCGCAGCAGAACGGGAACAACTTCTGGAACGTGTTTGGGCAGTCGTTGCCAGACATTCTGAAATCCTTGAGTGGGTTGTTTGGGAAGCATCCCGGTGGCGGTGCGCCTCCGGGTCCTGGACCAGACGGAGGCTACGGCTAAATGTATCCCCCGAATCTCAATGTGCCGCTGCCGGACCCGTCGCAGTTAGCCCCTGAGCAGACGCTGCAGCCGGACCCGATGCAGAAGGCGCTGTCGCTGATCACGCCGCTCTTTGCCATCGGGACAGCGATGGGCGGGAGTCCGCAAGCCGGGGCCGCGTTCCTTCATGGGGCGCACCAGACCATGCAGCGGCGGGACCAGGAGCAACAGGTTAAACAGCATCAGCAGCAACAGGTGATGCTCCAGCAGCAGCAACTGGCCGCGCAGCAGGCGCAACACGAAGCGGTGCGTCAGCAGGCGATTGAGCAGGCCAAACAGAAACTGGTCATGGATACCGCGACACAGGCGAAGGGCTTGACGCGGGACCAGTATGAACAGCTCATCGCACAGAACGAAGGGATCGGGGCGTCGTTCCTCGGCATGCGGCCCAATAGTATTCGGTCCGCGGTGCCGTGGATGGCTCCGAATGCGAATGACGTCATGGCGAAAGCGGGCGCAGCGTTTCTGAAGAATCCCGCGAATGCGCAAGCGATTGAGCAGGGCAAACTGGATGGGATGATCGAAGTCGATGTGCAGGGAGACGGCAAGCCGATTAAAGTGCCGGTGAAAGACGTCCTCGCGGCTTCGGGGGTACAGCTCGACCCGCAGACCGGAGCTCCGTTGGTGCTGCCGAAAGAGGCGAAGACATCCGGTATTCAACTGGACGATGAAGCGTTCCTGGGGAAAGTGGCACAGTTTGAAGCCGAGAAGGGACGCAAGGCCACGCCAGCGGAGCGCGGACTGATTGCGATCCAGACCAAGCGGGCGCTGGAGAAGCCACCAGCCGCCACCGCTGGCGCGGCAGACGATACCGATACGCTGGCGCAGATGCTGGTCGATGGGCGTGCGTTGCCGAGCATGTTGAGCAAGCGAGGCAGCACGTATAACGCCACGCTCGCAAGGGCGAACAAGTTGAGTCTGGCGCAAACGGGCAGGCCGGTTAATCTGGCAAAACTCCAGATTGACTATGAAGGCGCGAAGCGGTTCGTGGCGAGCCTGAACGGGCCGAACATGATCCGATTCAAGGGATTGGCCGGCAGCGTGATCAATACCATCGATGAAGTGAAGCGCCTTGGGGATGAGTTACAGCAAGGCGGCATCCAGCGATGGAATGCCGCGAAGCGCGGCAGCATTCTGCAATTGTATGGCAATACGCCGCAAAGCGAAGCCGCGGCGGAATATCTGGCCGCGATTAGCACTCTGAAAGAAGAATTTGCCAGCCTTGTGCAAGGTGGTTTCGCACCGACAGAGGGTGCGTTTCAACTCGCCAACCAACAGGTCAATGGTGATTTTGGCGCGAAGGACTTAAATGCCTCGCTTGGAGAAGTCCAGCGCCTGATTAATTACCGCATGGGTGCGTTCAATGAGTTGCGGCCGCAAGGGTTAGGCGGCGATTCGAGCGTGGATCATTTTGGCGATCAAACACCTCCGAGTGATGCCGGTGCCATCGTGTGGGGCTTCGACGCGAACGGCAAACTGGTAAGGAAGAAGTAGATGCCGCAGAAGCAGCGCGGACCAGACGGTGTGGTGCATATCTTCCCGGATGAAGCCACGCCTAAGCAGATTCAGACGGCGATGGAATCGATCTATCAGCAGGGACCATCGCTCATGGCTCCCCAGCAGTCGCTGACCGACACACTCACCGGATTACTCCCAGCGGCTGGCGGCACTGTCGGCGGACTCGTCGGCGGAATGGGTGGCACTGTCGGTGGATTTGGTGTCGGCGGCGCACCAGGAGCCATTGGCGGTGCCACGCTCGGTGGAGGACTGGGAGAAGCCATCAAGCAACTCATCGATCGCGCCCGCGGCATTCAATCACCCGCGACAATGACTGGGGCCGCGAAAGACATCGCGACCGAAGGTGGCGTGCAGGGTGGGTTGGAAGCCCTTGGTGCCGGGGTATCCAAATACGCGATTGAGCCAGCCGCCAAAGCCGTGATGCGCGGGTATCTCAAGCCGTCCTTGGCAGGAGTCAAGATTGACAAGGCGCGGGAGATTGTCCAGACCGCGCTCGATGAAGCCTTGCCGGTCACCGAAGGCGGACAGCGTCGAGCGGGACGACTTATTGACGACATCAACAAGCAAGTGCAGGGGATGCTGCAAGGCACCAAAGGGAAGGTAGACCTGAAACAGGTCGCGGATAAGGTTCGCGCCTTCGCGAAGACAAAGTACTACAAGCCTGGAGTCTCAGATGCCGACTATCAGGCGGCGCTCGAAGTGGCGGACTCCATTGATAAGCACGCCTCGCTGGATCTGCCTGGAGGCAGGGTCACACAGGTCAATGCCGAGAACGCCAACAGCATCAAGACCGCCGTCCGACCGAATAGCCGTGCGTTTGGACAGCAGGGGAGCGCCCCGGAAGCTGCCACGCGCAAAGTCGCCGGCGCAGAGATGCGGCAGGCGATTGAAGGATTGGAACCCAAGGTCGGGCCGGCGAATGCCCGCGAAGGACGATTGATTGACGCGGAAGAAGCCATCAAGCGAGCGGCAGGACGGGAAGAAAACAAGGGCTTGAATCCCACGGCGGTCCCGAATCTGATCGCGGGGATGGCGGGGATGGGTGAAGGGGTCCGAGAACGCGACCCGGCCGCAGGGATTGCCACGGCGTTAGCGATTCGGGCGGCATTGTCACCAGCGGTAATGACGCGAGCGGCAATCCTCGCCTCGAAGCTGGCGAAGAATGGGTATACCGCGGCGGCGGCGGCGCGGATCGCGGTCGAGACGGTGCGGTCAGAATCCGAAAAAGAATCCGGCCGTCACGTACAGGCCCCATAAGAGGACCGGGACGCAAAACAGGAAGGCGAGCCACAACAACAAGTAGTCGCGAACCTTCCACCAGACGACCATCAGTCCTCTTGGGATTTCGTCAGGTGTTTGAGTGCGTGTTCAATCGGCTTGAAGATGCCGATCAGGTAGTTCCACCAATACGGTTCCGGATGGTAGCCAAGTGTCACAGGTCGCCTCCAAGGGTGAGGGTATGTCGGAGCATGAGTTCAGACCCACAATCGGGGAAGTCTACCGGATCTGTCAGCGGATCGAGACCGCGGTCATGCTCCAGAACGGACGGGTCCGCAAGCTCGAGAACGACTCGGTCCGCATCAAGACCATCTGGTCGGTGGGCGTCATCGTGGGTGCCATCGGCGTCGATTGGCTGAAGCATAAATTAGGGTTCTGATGATAGACCAAAAGGTGAAAACCATCTCGTCTCATTTTGGGACTGACCCTGCCCTGATTGCCGCGGTGATTCAGGCGGAAGGCAACATCCTCAAAGCTGTCCAGTGCTCCATGCCCTCGGTGGAGACGGTGGAAAAGGCGATTGAGATTACCTGCCGGTCCGCTGTGCATGCGATGTCCGATTACATCAAGCAGACGGACCCGGATGGCTTCGTGGAGTTCTGGGCCTCGCGCTGGGCACCCCAAGGGGCCAAGAATGACCCCACCGGGTTGAATGGCAACTGGCCGACCAATGTCAAGAAAGCCTGGAACGTGGTGCATGCCTAGACGCTACGTCGTCAGCAAACTGGCGAAGAAATCCCCGACCCTCCCCAAAGAAGTCACCCCGGTTGCGCCGAGAGCCTATCGTGACCGCTGGGGCACCGAGTATGACGTCGTCTGGAACGGGCTGCCGGCGGATGTCTCCCTGATTGGGAACTACGATAGGATTCCTTCCTCATGAGACGGCTGTGGCGCTGGTTGCTGGGTCCCGCTTTGCTGCAGACCACCCTGACTGCTCGACGTCTGGAACGACAGATTCGGAGCCACCGTCTTGAGCAGGGGAATATCGGTCAGGCGCAAGGTCAGGAAGGCGATCCCGGTGTTCAGACTGAGGGCTTCCGACAGGTGCTTGTGCGCGAGTGAGGTGCCTTTCCAGTCCCAGTAGAAGCTGACCGAGGGTTTCCCCAACCGGAGCGCGAGCTGCGCGAGTCCTCCATAGGTCCCGACAAATCCCGTCGATTTCGCCAGCACCGCAGATTGGATCGCCAGATTATCCCGCGGCGCGGTCTTCATAAAATCACTTAGCTTGAAGACGTTGGGAATGTCCTTCACCGGGACATCCACATGCTCGTCTGCATGGACGTCCGGGTTGAGCAGGACGACCGGCTGGTTCTGGGCAATCTGCTTGAGGCATTCCCGCGCACAATCCAGTGTCACCTGGGAGTGCGGAAACGTTGAACGGAAATAGAACCGGGCCGCGCAGAAGTTTGCCGGGAGTTTCACAGTCTCCGGTAACGGCAACACGCGCAGGTTGGCAATGGCCCGCTGAGAGACGCCATTGACCGTCTGTTCCACGGTCAGCCGCGACAGAATCCAGTCCAGCCCGACGCGCCCCTCCCAGAACGGGGCGAGGGTCTGATACATCCAGGATGGGTGGAGGACGTGATACGACGTCAGCCCAGCGGCCTTGGCCGCATCCTTCAGAAGCGACCGGTCAAATGCGGTGACGCGGGTCTGCTTGAGCAGGCCGGTGCGGGCATGCTGTACCATGTTCTCGATGCGGACATCTTTCGGGTCGCGCAGATCGTAGAGTTCAATGCCGTGGGGTGCGCCATACCAGACCGCGGCCCCGCCTCGCGTGATGGGAATCAGCCGGGAGGGGTCGATGCCGAGGGACTGGACAAAGGGCACCCAGTACAGCGACTCGAAGCCGATTTCTGATGTGAATGGGCCGACGAGAATCGGCTTGTTACTGCGTTGAAGCAGCCGCTTGTAGATCGGCCACATGGCGTTCCGCACGGTCCCAGTCCTCCGGATAGTCAATGGAAAAGCCTTCCCACTCCTCAGTAAAGAAGGGCGCGACCTTGGGGCCGCTGATGCTGTCGAATACGGTCACACACCACGTCCACGCGATTTCCAGACTGGAGTTCTGGACGTAGACCTTCGGAAGCGATTGCGTCGGTTGCGAGTGCCATGGAATGCGTGTCGTGAGTCCAGCCTCGTGCGAGGCGGCAGGCCATTCATCCGCAATTAGAGGAGTCATGCTGCCGTAACGCTCCTGCCACATCTTCCCAGGATGTTGCCTGACAGGCTCAACGGCGCGGATCGATGAGCACTTGCCATACGCAAACTGTTCCGTCGCTCGCCGGATCGTGACGGCCGTTCGGAATGGCGACGTTGGCCGCAGAATCATAAAAGCATCAGCCCTTATAAAGCTGCGCTGTTGTCGTTCCATCGCATCACGCACCCAGTAAATGTCTGGTGATGCATCACCGCTGATGCCGTCAGGGCGCATCGTGAACCCGGCACCGGCATCTAGCGCGACACGCTTGGTGTCCTCGTCGTCGGTTGACACAATAACGGTAAAAAACACACCGCTGGCTTTGGCCGCGTCAATCGTCCACTGAATCAGCGGCTTGCCACCCAGCAGCTTGACGTTCTTACGCGGGATGCGCTTGCTGCCACCGCGAGCGGGAATCAGGGCCACAATGTTCACCAGCCCCTCCGATACCGGCTCGGGCAACTACCGAGTTCATCGGGCCACGCGACAAGCGCCACCGCCAACCCGATGACGGAGGCCACCCAGAGAATCGCGAAGAGTACAATGAAGCCGAGTTGTGTCATTTCGTAGTCGGCAACCCGCCGGCCTCCGGGAGTCCATACCGTGATTCCACATGCACGCGGTCGTCGTAATGTGGTGTGCTCCACTCAATCAGCGTGCAGTCGCTGACCGCCTCGACCTGATGAATCGCCCCAGGTGGAATCCGAAAGCCTTCGCCGGGATTCATGGTGAGTTCGATCAGCCCCTGTCCTGCGTCTGTCCGGACCACCGCCGCGCCCTCGATGAGATAGAACGCCTCATCCTTATCGACGTGGTATTGCAGACCGCCTTTCGTGCCTTTTCTCATGTGGAGAATCTTGCCGAGATAGTTCGGGGACTCCACAATGAAGACTTCCTGTCCCCACTCGCGCTCCAGAATCCGTTGCTGTAGTTTCTCCAGTAAGACCATCGAGGGCTCCTGTGATGCGCAATCCGTCAGCGGTATGACGGCGCCGCATTTTCGAGATAGGCTTGCGCTCTGATTCGTAGTAGACCTTGACGCCATCGCCCGCCGCCTGATGCGCTCGCTCCAGGTCTTTGCAGAGTTTCCGGAGCGTGGCGGGTTCGAGGCTGAAGGCATGGTCCGTTCCCTTGCTCGAGCGGTTCAACGTGAAATGGCATTCGAGGATTCTGGCTCCGTAGGCGTGGGCCTGCAGCATCATCGAGATATTGTGGACGTGCGCGGACCAGCCAATGACTACGTCCGGATACCGTTCCCGCATCACCGGAATGCACTTCAGGTTCAACTCGGTGAACTGGCAGGGATACGCCGCGGTCGCATGGAGCAAGGCAAAGGGTGCCCCAGTGCCGGTCAGGACATTCACGGCCTCATCGACATGGCAGTAGGCTCCACCCCCGGTGGAGAGGATGATCGGCTTGTGAAACTGGCCGACATACTTGAGCAGGGCGAGGTCCGTCAACGCGCCAGAGGCGAGTTTGAACGCAGGATAGCCGAGTTCCGCCAGGACATCCGCGGACGCTTCATCGAACGCCGTGGCAAAGCACGCTACCTGACGCCACCGAGCCAGTGCGTGGAGCTTCTGTAAATCCTCCGCGGAGAGCTCTAAGGCTTCCCGGTGCGCGCCATAGGTGGGGCCGTAGCTGTTCTCGTTGTCGTAGACCTGATCCAGCAGGGCTTTACTGTAGAGGGTCTGATTGTCCCGCTTCTGGAGTTTCACGGCGTGTGCGCCAGAATCTGCCGCCGCATGGATCATGCCCTTTGCGGTGTCGAACGATCCGCCATGGTTGTGACCGAGTTCCGCCACCACATAGCAGGGCTCGTCGTCCGCAATCCGACGCTCGTCGATGATCAGTTCACGCACGGATTAACTCCACGAGTTTGTCCCATGACGCGGGCGGGTCAGTCTCTTTCGGGGAGTGCTCGTCCCGGTTGGTGTAGATGGTTTTGCCTGCTTCGACCGCCGCCCAATAGGACGTATTGTTCGCTCTTAGAGCAGGAACGAAATACGCCGCAACCGCATCAACTTCTTGAAGTGTTTTGGCGAGAGCGTCATCACCGAGGAAACCAAGCACTCTGAGCTTGTCACCGTAGATGCGCCGCATGGCAGCGACAGACTCCGTAAGCGCCTCGTCCCACGGGGTGCCTTCATGGACCGCTGTCGAGAGTTCGACCGTGTAGTCCGGGTGTGCTTCATCGAGTTGCCCTTTCAACTTCTCAAAGTGCGGCAGGTTCAGCTTGTGCGCCATCCCAAAGACCAGCACGCGATAGGCCCCGCGGTGTGGGTTGCCGTCGATGGTGGACGGACAGCCGAGCTCATCGGCATACCAGACGCGACCGGCGGATTGCACGAGGTCGCTCTCCGAATTCAGCGAGCGGTCATGCAGCAGGAGGTCATAGGTGTGCCACGAGCGAAAGAGTTCTTCTGGGTGAATCTCGGACGGCTTAATCGACACCAGCGGATGCTCGTAGTTGATACACATGCTGTGCAGCGGTCCGACCGAAACGCCCAATCGCTTCGCCAGCACATGGTTGAATTTACTGACCCCGCACGTCTGCGGATTCATGTGATACGAGAGCACGGCGTCAATCACGGTTGCGCCTCGCATGGCGACGATCCCGCCATTCGTCCAGCCAGCCCTCGGCCAGCACCTGGAACACCACCAGCAGGAAGCAGTAGAAGTAATCAGTCCACGTCATGGCACTTGGTAGACCAGCACGCGGGATTTCTTCATCCAGTCCAGCTTCTGCTCGAGGTCAGCACGGCGTGTACAGCCCTCCAGCACAAACAGCGTTCTGAGCAGATCCTGATTCAACATGCTGATGTGTGTGGGGTCGAGCGAGTCAGAGCCGTCTACGTCCAGCAGATGTGGGCCTGTTGTGAACCTCGTCGTGACATAGACATATTTACTGGACAGCGTCACGAGGTTGCGCACCGCGACGGCCAACTGGCGGACGGTCAGGTGCTCTAAGACTTCGCGGCAGATGACGAGGTCGCACGGTTCTCCGCTTTCTTCACGTTCGGCAGTGAGCAGATCGTCTTCATACAGCATGTAGCGCCAGCGATATTTCTGGTCCTCTACGCATTCCGCTTGTGCATCAAAGCCAACGGCATCCACGCCTAGATTGCGCAGCATACGAACGAGAATCCCGTGTCGTCCACAGCCGGCATCAAGTGCGTGTCTCGGTGCAAACGCATCCTTAATCAACTGCGCGTGCGGTCCCTCGACCACCTTCCGCGCCTCCCATGAGTAGTCAATGACCGGTTCCCACGGCTTCGCGGCTGGTTGCTGCTGCTGGATGAACTGTTCAAATGCGTAGAGCTTCCTAGCGTTGCGTCTGCGCTCGTAGTCAGCCAGGAGCGCGGTGGAGGAGTTTTCGCGACAACTGGCAAACACGACACGCGTGGTGACATCGAGGCAGGCTTGCTTCTCCTCGTCGGGAAAGGCGGTCAGCCAGTCCGAGCCGATGACATACGCCTTCGGCTTCAACGCCCGAATGACGGCGGCCTTATCCGCGGCCAGAATCACATGCTCCACCAGCGAGCACGCATTCAATACCTTGAGTCTCGTAGCTTCCGGGAGGCACGGAATCTTTCCTTTCGCTGCCACGGTCCGGTCTGGGCTAACCGCACATACCAAAGGTCCCAGCTTCCGCGCCTCCTCGAAATACGCCAGATGTCCTTCGTGGAGCGGATCGAACGCCCCGCCCACCAGGACATGCCGCCGCGGGTCCCAATAGGACTCCGCGAAATGATCCAGATTACAGATGCTCATCCGGGTTGGCGTCCGAATGAATCCGCTCGATCTGGTCGGTGACCGTGCCGACAATGCGCCCGTTCAAATAGTCCGACGCCTGTCCGCCGAATTGGGTCGCCGCCGCCTGCAGCACGGCTTCTTTCTGCCGTCCCATCTGCATGTCACGGACATTCTTCTTCGCCTTCGCCAACTCGATCTGCTCGCGGTCCGACTTGGGCATGTACATCAGGACTTCTTCTTCCCGCTCGCCACGGACCATCCGCTGTCCATCCGTCGAGGGTCGATACCCGCCGGCCTGATCGACATCCGCAATCATGTCGGGGGTGACGAAATCCCAGCCGTTGCGCTTCGCCTTGTAAATCTGCTGGGACCCGACCGCCTTATTGAAGCCTCTCGCGACCATCGCCGGGTCGGTGAGGTCAATCGGTGACGATGGTTCCCCGAAGGGATTTTGCAGCCGGCGCTCGAGCACGGAGACGCGGGGCTTCTTCTTCGCTTCTGTTTTGGGTGCCACTAGTCCTCCAACACATTGACGCGACCGGGCGTGTAGCCCTTGGTGCGTTCGTGATAGTCCTTCTCACTCAGACCGCGAATCTTCGCAATCTTCTCCTCCAGCCCCGACAGCGGCGCACGATTCGGGGTCCGGCCTCCCGGCGGTTCCGTGTGCAGCACGGGACTGGCCGGCGGTGGGACTGGGGTGCGACCCTGTCCCTCGGAGAATCCCAACGCCAGCGCCCAGATGCCTGAGGCCCCTTCCTCGGTGGCCTTGATATGGTCCGGGGTCCGCCGCCAGAGTTCATCCAGGATGGCGCGGTCTGGCGCTCGACCATCCGGGGTCTTGGTCACCAGTGCTCGCTGATAGCTGTACTGCGCCCGTTCCCGCTGCGTGCTGTCCTGCAGGGGCTTCACCTCGGCTTGCGCACGGGTCCCGGCAATCTTGTCCACCCGATCGATCAGCTTCTGCGCTCGCTTGACATCGGGTTGCCCGTCCGACGTATAGAGGTCCAGCGTCCTCGCGAGCTCGGCGGATTCTTCATCCACCGGTTGTGTCGTGGTGACCGGAGTGGGCTCCTGCCGGGTCTGGCTGATCAGGTTGGGGTTCGCCTGCAGAAATTCGATATAGGGCTTGACCTGATTGACGTAGCCGGCGAGTTGATCGAACTGGTCCGCCTTCTGTTTCAGCGCGGCCTTTTCCCGGCGTTCATTAATCAGGTGCCCCAGCGGGACATGCTTCGCCCCTTCCACCTCGGTGGTGCCTTCGGGTTCCGCCTCCATCGGGTCGGCGGGGATCGCGGCAACCGGTTCCGGTTCGGGTGTCGGCTCGGGTGGTGGGTCGGGGGCTTCGAGGTCTGCCATTTACACTCCTTCAAGGACGGCGAGTACGTCGGACTCGCGCATCAACAGATACCGCTGGTCATCAATCAAGAGTTCCTGTCCACTCGTCCACGAGAACACGACCGTATCCCCCGGCTTCACCGCCGGCACATGGAAGATGTGCGACCCGCACTCCGGACAATCGGTGGCGATCCGTTCCGGGACCGTGACCACTTCACCCATCGTCTCGGGCTTGCGATGCTCCACCAGGTGCAGACCGCTCTCGGTTTCGGTCGGGAGTGGTTCAGGGCGAATTAGAATCCGGTCACCGAGTGGCGTAATCACAACCGTCCTCTCCGCGATAAGGGTTGTTCCATCGGGTCCACAAAAGACCCGGTCATCAGGTCCAACTGCTGTAAACGTTCCTTCGGCCATTTCAGCAACCGCTCCACGGCATCTTTCGCGACGGTCACCTGTTGGAGCTTTCTCAGGGCCGCCACATCATCGGCGTCATTGATGGCGGTGCGGACATGCTGCTGGAACCGGTCGTTCCATTCCTCCTCCGCATGCCGACAAAAGCGCAGCCAGCCGGCTGACTGCACAAACTGATCGAGGTCTTCTTGTTCACTCGCCATTACTGGGTACACAGGAGACAGGCAATCGCGTTGACACTCTGCGGAAATCCCGTCAGACTCGCCTCGACGGGTTCGGGTTCCCCGCCATACCAACCGCCGTCACACTTCGCATAGAACCGGAGGTCCGTTCGGAATCCGCAGTTCGCAGCAATCCACACCATGCGGCCCAACGTTGGCGTCTGGAGATACCGCCATTTGTCGCAGCGCCACGCCTCCTCGGAGTAGGGCACCGTCACGAGCAACTGCGCTCGCGTCACCCGACACAATTCCCGGAAGCCTTTCAGCATGGTGTCCGGGCAGTCTTCGTCGGGTCCCAGATACGACTCGTTGTTGAAGCCGACATGCTCCAAGGTAGACACACACACGACCCGGTCAAACGCGGCCCCGACAAAATAGGACAGGTCTCGCACATCCCCGGAGAGGTAGGACAGCGGAACGCGCTTATGGGCATAGACGGTTTCTGACCCGATGTTCTGGGTCAGGTGAAAGACAGCGGCGGTGAGGTCGTCCTGGAGATGTCCATTGACCGCGCAGCCCACATCGAGCACACGACCCGGTATGGTCAACTGCATGACCTCCCGCGCCAGCGGCACCTCAATGCACCGCTCGTTCGGACCATCCACCGGCGCATCCTTGGGAATGGACGCGCCCCACACGACACGAGGATCGAGCTCCAGTCAGTTCACTCCTATTGCGGCGGGGTTGCCGCCATCGGCCCGGGTAACGGCAACGGAGGCGGGCCCCCCATGGTCGGTGGTCCCGGCGGCATCCCCGGTCCCATCATCATCTGCTGCGCCGGTCCACCTAAAAACGCCTGCCGATTGGGAATGCGATACGTCCGCACAATCTGGTCGAGTAAGGCTCTGACCGCTTGCGGCCCGAAGAACTGCGCCACCATCGGGGAGAGCTGCAGGAACGTCGGCAGGACTTGCAGGAGCTGGTTCAGGTCGTTCCTGAGGGCTTTCGGATCGGCCGTTTCGACCGACCCGCGGGGTTTCCCACGGAACGTTCCCTCCAGCATCTGCGCGGTGACCTTGCCGCCATCAATCGACGCGCCTCGGGCTTCCAGGCCCGTCATGACCGACTGTGGCGCGTCCACGCCTTCCGGATGTTCCGCCAGCATCCGCTTTCGGATCGCATGACGAATCTGGAACAAGTCCTCCATCGACTCCTGGAATCGACGGATAACCAGATCCATGCGGACGAAGGATTGCTCCGTCGCCATCTGAACTTCCCCTAACGTTTTCGTTTCGTTCAGGGTCTGCCCGGAGGCGATGTCATTGACGCCCATGAGCTTTTCGGCGGTGCGCTCACAGGTCTGCTCCCACTGGATGATCGTCGCCGGCAGATCCGGCACCTGGAAGGGTTCCACTTCTCGCATGTCGCGGACGTCGATGACCGCGGACGGGCCGAAGGGTTGCTCGAGCGGGTCCCACAAGGCCCCGGTGAGCCGCTTGATAGGAGCCTGCACGATCATCGCTTCGCGGTCCGCCCGCATGTTGCGAATCGCGGTGTGCTCCTCGATGGTCGTGATCAGCTTATGGCCGATACAGGAAAACCCTTCGGTCGCTCGATCTGGACGGGGGAATAAGATGACGGGAACGAAACGGGACCGATCCAAGTCGTCATACTGCAATCGGAGCAGTACACGATGACCAATGTGGAGGGTGGCGAGATACCAGCGTTCGCCACGACCGTCCAGATCCGAGAGCACAAGCACTTCCCAGAGTTCTTTTTCCGCGGTCGGGCCTTCTTGCGGGGCAACCCCTTGCTTCGCTCGCTGGAGGGCGGGGTCCGGGTCCGTGTCCCCGACCCGGTTGAGCGATTCGACCGCATCCTTGTCATACACCCCTTCATCGGCCAGTTTCTGAATGTCGGGAATGCGCTGGCGAAACAGTTTCCCGTAGCCCCAGATGTCGTCCTTGTGCATCGCATGGCCCGGTAGGATCACCGAGTGCCGATACGGAATCACCCGATACTGCGGACCCGTCCTGACAGGTTCCACGACATCCACGACCGTCTCCGCCGCCGCCATGCCGGGCTGCGCCGGCAGGATCGTCCCACCGGGGTCGCGCATCAGTTTGGGCGCACCGGTCTCGTCATAGACCAACCCCCCCATGGGGTCCATCTCGATCGCGGCGCTGATGGTCTTCCGGACCGTCCGCGTCTGCGTGCCTTCCCGCACCTCGAGGAGTCCGCGTGGTTCGATCAATGAGATGAGGCCGAGCTTGTCCAGCACCGACTGGAGTTGTTCTTCTTCCGCCCACCACTGGTGCAGTTCTTCGACCACCGGGGCATTCTGCGCGGCGGGACCGAAGCCTTCCACGGTCCAGACCGGCTCCACCCAGATCGTCTTCATCAACCGCGCATGGAGCGCATCGACGTTCTGCGTCCCGAGATACGAGGTCAGGTCCGCGGCACCCGGCCAGGGAGCAGAGGAGGCGAGCCGTGTTCGACCCTGCTCATACAACAGATGCCAGTAGTCCACCTCGCGGTCCTGTGCGGACTTTGCGTCCAGTGCCGACTGGACTTCGTCCGACAGCCAGCGGGCAAACTCCTGCCGGCGGTCATCCGAGAGTTTCACATCGAACGGACTGCGGGGTGGTGTCATCTGCCTGCCTGTTTCTTTTTAGGAGCCGGCGGGGGCGGCAGATATTTCCGAATGGGGAGTGGACGGACCTTCGGTGCCTTCCGGACGTTATCGGTTAACGCGGGCATGACGCCTCGGGTCTGTGACATCTCAGCAGCCTTTCTTACTGGGCATGGTGCGACCGCCACCGGTCTTGGGGTGGCCCTTCATCGTGGGCTTCACAGAGGTCGGATGATATTTGCTCGCCATTAGTAGCCTCCTCGTTTCATGCGTGCGGCGTGTCCATACGAGCGAAGGTCATAGGGGTCGATGTCGCGTTGTGCGCGTCTCAGCGTGGCCTGCTGTCGAGCGGCCACCTGTCGTTCCATTTGTTGCTGACTGGGTTGTGCCCCGCCGAAGTTGATTTCCGCATACTCCGCGCAGTTCATCCCGTGTTCATACCAACCGTCCTTCTTCGCCTTCCGGATCGGCTTCGAGCCAATGGACACCATGTGTTCGTCCCACACATAGCCCGCCTCGAATCCGTCCGCGAGAAACGGCCACGGCTTGGCGATGTCCAGTGAAATCAGCATCCACTTATTCACATCCGCCTCCACGCCGAGGGCTTCACCTTGTGGCGTGCGCTTGCGCATGTAGCTCGCGAGTCGTTCGATCATCGCGAGTCGCACATCCGGCGCGTTGCTGTTTTCTTTCCAGATGGGATTGATGCCGTGTTCCTGTAGGACCTTGATGCCGTTGTTGCGGACGCCCTGCGAGTTGTCATGAGAGCCCGCGGGGTCGCAGCACTCGAGATAGATGGACGCCTGCGGGAACCACTCGGCGCGATAGCGTTTGATGAGCGGGGCGAAGTCCTCGAGGTATAAGTCCTGCCCCATCAGCCCCCCGAGAAACAGCAACTGGTTCCACGGGGTGAACTGAAAGTACAGAGCGGCGGGGTGATGCTTGCCGAAATCGATCGCGGTCAGGAGAGGGAGATTCGGGTTGTAGGTCAGCGGTCGCACATGCAGCGACCGGACGAACATCGGAGCCAGTCCTTTTTCAGGGTCCCCGCCATAGACCGGTTTGCCGATGACATTCAACCCGCGCTTCCCGAGCACCGCAGACCGGTGCTTCGGGTGCGAGGGTGGATACGCGGCAATCAACCCCGGTATGGTTTCGGGTGGGAGGTTGTGCGCGTTCGCATGAATCGGGGCCGAGTAATACTTCCGGTCCTTGAGGTTGTTGGCCTCAGGAAACTCGGAGCAGAGCCAGTGATTTTCGTCGGGGGGATTCGGCGTCAGGATCAGTTGGTGGGCATGTCCCTGCTGCGACAGCCGGCCCATCATTTCCTGGAACACGTCCTTCGGCAGTTCTTCGGTCTGGTCGTTGTAGATCCCCCCCAAGGTCATGCCGCGGAGCTTGCCGTAGCGGGAGGTCTGGTCCTGTGACTTGATGCCGAAGATATAGACCCGCGACCGCTTCCCCTCCACCTCTGGGAAGACATCACACATCTCGGTCGAATCCCATTCGACCGCCACGCCGGCCTGCCGGCAGATGGCTCGCCAGGGTGGTTTGAGCTTGGTCTGGGTATCACCGTCCGAGTAGCGGCAGATGAGCCACTGGATGCCGGGGTGCTCGATGCAGGAATTGAACACTTTCCAGAGCGCCGCGGTCGTCTTTCCGACACGAAACGCGCCTTCAAAATCAATCATACGTGTCGTATCGCGCATGAACTCTGCGACCACGCCGCGCCAGCGCATCCGGACCTCGCGCTCGTCAGCTACTGAGGGATTCGTATTCATGCACGACACGGACGGGCACCATGCCCACTTCCCCGGAATGCTCGTGTTCCTGCTTTACGAGACCGAAGGCCCGGTCCTCGAGGCGTGCCGCGCAATAGAGCCGGTCCCTGACGGAGGCCCCTTTGAGGAACTGGCGAATCCGCATGGAGAAATCCAGGCCGCTCGAGGCGAATTGCTGTTCGACGGCGTCAATTGGCGCGAGCCCGGCGACACAGGCATAGAGCCAGGCGAGCTTGGTCCCGTCTCCCGCGACGGCGCGGCAGCGGTCAGCCAGGGACATCCCGACAGGGGGGCGTCCCTTGGGATTCGGGCTGGCCCCACCTTTTTTCCAGGCGGGATTTCCGGGCGTATTGGGACTCTTTTTCCCTTTAGGAAACGGCATGCAGTGCTGGGGAAATAGACGAGTTGCGCCGAGTGTCGCATACTCTATCTAGTATGTCAATGGATTGGCACTACCATCCAAATACTTGATTTGCGTATGGTCGAGGTTTATGCTAGGCGGGAACGCCAGTTCAGCCTTTCCCGGTGCGCAGATTCAGATGGAGTCTCGCGGGGATGCCGGTCTCGGCTGGGTGGCGTTCAGTCCTCCATGCCACGCCCGACACGGACGTCCACGGTTGAGGAGCAAGCCATCCAGCACGCGGCGGACCGCATCCGCTATTGGCTCGTGCAGACCTTCCGCTACACCGCGTCCACGATTGAATTGGATCAGGTATTGAGACGCGAGATTCGGAAAGCGGTGCGGAAGGTGAAGGCGTGATCCGTCGCACCCTGCCAAACGCCTGGTATGGCGACTGCCGGATTGATCAGCAGCTCGCCTATCTGGTCAACGTCCCTGGTGTGGGCTGGCGCGTGCAGGTCAACGACCAGCCGTTGCTGCCGCTGGCTTCTCAAGCCCTGCCGCTGTATCTCCGCATCACGGACACCGGACCGCTGAAACTCGCGGGACAAGGGTCAGAGACGGGCTGGGCGGTGCAGTACGACGACAGCGGATGGACCGTTCCGTACTATGCGACCTACGGCATCAACCCGCTGATCTATGTCGGGCAAGAGCTGGTGCTGTCCACGGTGGCGGCCGGGTCGCAGGGCTTCCGGTATGTCGGGGACTCAGGCGAGGTGATCACCGGAGATCAAACGGTCAACCACGGCACCGCATGGGCACAGACCTGTGGGGTGATTGGTCCGCTGTGGGAATGGTCACACTTCGGTGATCTGACGATCGGGCAGGGTGACACCGGCTGCATCGCGGAGTGGCAGGGGAAGCGATACGTCCTCTCGACTGGGCAGGTTTACTTTATCCGGGTCCGTCGTAGCGGGACTACGGTCTGTGTCTATCTCGTCAAACCCGGCTACGCGGAAGCCCTGTGGTTCGACGTGTCCGAGCTTGGCGGTGTGGACTTCCCGCTCGAAGCTGTCCCGGTCCCGCCGGACCCGCCGAAGCCCGAACCACCCAAGCCTCCAGATCCAAAACCACCGAAGCCACCTATGCCGACCCCTGTCCCGCCCATTCCGCCACTCAAAACCAGCGAACGCTACTGGCTGCATCCCAACATTGACAGCGACGTGGTTGCCGCGATTCATGGCGACCTCGCCACGGTGGATGTGTTTGGCCTCTATGTGCAGTGGATCTTGGAGGATGCCCGCTATGGGCAGGTTGACACCCTCTCTGGGATTCGCGCACAGGGCGTGAACCTCGGGATCGAAATGGGCAGCATCAAGCCCGGAGACTGGCACGCGGAGAACGCGATAGCCGATCTGCCGCGAATCGCCCAGCGCGTGCTGGCGAAGGGGCATCGCGTCTGCTACCTCACGATGGATGAACCGCTGACCTCAGCGAAGCAACGTCCAGAACAGCCGTTCGAGGAAAGCGTCTTTGCGGTGGTCAAGTTTGTGGAAGCTGCCAGAGCCGCGATGCCGGGGGTCAAGGTCGTCTGGGCTGAAGCCTGCCCAGAGATTGATCTGGAGACGCAGCGCACGTTCCTCATGGGCCTTGATTCATGGGGCTGTCATCTCGACGGCTGGCACATCGACATGGACTGGCATCGCGCCGGGAAAGACGCCTACGACATCATCCGCACCGCCAAGCAGTATGCGGACGATTACAAGGTGCCACTTGGCGTGTATCTCGTCGGCTACTCCCACCTGACCGATGACGCCTACTTCTCTGAAGTGATGGACATAGCCGACACACTCCATCGAGAGGCCTCTTTCGCCATTGACCATGTGCTGGTGCAGTCATGGGCGACTCGTGGCGAGCATGGGCCGCAGAACCTCCCAGCGAACTTCGGGGAGTTCGGGTTGTTCCCGCTGTTCGGTCATGTGCAGGAGGACATCTTCCAATGAGGCGTCTGACGCTTTGTGCGGTCCTTCTTACGCTGAATGCGTGTGGGCCGATTGGTCCGCCGAAGCCTCCTGAATCCCCAGCCTGGGATTTCTCAGTCAGCATCAGCGACCCCTCAGGACAATTGCAGGCGGGGAGTCACGTCACCTTCGCGGGAGTCGCCAAAGATGCGAACGATTTCGGCTGGGCCTACTTCACCGTCCACACGGGGTGCTACGCGCTCACCGTGGAACATGAAGGCTTTCACCCGTATGCGCCGGCTGATTGCGTGCCTGTCGATCGCCACAAGCGTCTGTCGGTGGTGCTCGAGCGCATTGCGCCTCCCACCCCACGACTCACCGCCAACGGGAAACTGTTCTATCAGGATAGTCAGGCGTGGCGCTGGAAGGGGGTCACGGCGTTTGGCCTACAGGACCGATTCTGCAAGGGCGAAGACATTACCCCATTCCTTGACGCCTTCAAGGGCTTCAACATCCTGCGCGTGTTCCTGTACGTCGAATGGCCGGGGACCGGCTGGCCGCAAGCCTCAGACGAGTGCGTCCACGGATTCCTCGCCTATGTCGCCCAACGCGGGTTCTACGTCGAAGAAGTGCTGTTCACCGGGTACAAGCCCACCAGTGAGGCCCAAGCCCTCGTAGACCATTTCTTCGCCAGTTTCAGTGAAGCCAATTTGCTGGTGGAGCTCGTGAATGAACCCGGTGTCCATGACAAGGTTGATCCGGCCGCGTTGCACGTTCCCGCGACCCAGTTGCTGTGGACCGATGGCTTGACCGTGGCGGGGCATCGAGGGCAGTACCTGACCCCGCATACTGCGCGCACGCCCGATTTCCCTAGGCGCACACACGACTTAAAAGAGTATTACGACGGCGGCGGACCAGGGAGCCCTAGCGATCCAGCCTTCCACGAACCTGCGGTCGCTGACGAACCTGCCAAGTTGGAAGATGTTGGAACAGACATTGCCTCATGGCGCGCGTACTTTGGGGGAGCCTCACTCTTTGGGGCTGGAGCGACGTGGCATAGCGAGAGCGGGAAATATGGGAACCTGCCAACTCCCGCTGAGCGCGTGCTGGCCGCTGTTGCGTTGGATGCGATGAATGCGTTTCCGGCTGATGCGCCTTACGGCGCATATCGCCGCATTGTAGAAGACGGTCAATCCGAATCAGCCAGAACCTATGTCATCGGACCATTCATGGTCAGGTGTCAGCAGTCTGGAGTGTCGGCTCCCGAGCCCGGATGGACATCACTCGATGCTTTGGGGGTCTTGTGGCGTCGATGAAGCACCAACGTCCCCATGGTGTCCGGGAATCCCAGCCGCTTAGCTTGGCTGTAATGACGATCGCACAGCCCGCGAGCGACATGTGGCTTTCCGCACCAGCACACAGCGCGACGGATGGCGATCTGCAGACCGCTTCTGCGGCGGCGAAGGGCTGCATAGTGCGTATCGCACAATCCCTGCGCCTTCACCACGATCCCACAGTGGCAAACCAGCTTCGGAATTGGAATCTTGCGACGGCGATCCATGTCGGCGTGCTGTTTCTTCAGGTGTTCGCTTTGATTCGCGCAGAGTTCAAGATTGTCCGGAGCGTTGTTGGCTTTATTGCCGTCTTTGTGATGAACAACCTCGGTTGGCAGAAGTGGTCGCCCAATCATTCCAAACATCACAAGTCGGTGTTCGCGCGCATAGCCATGCTTATTAGACAGCGGGTGGTCGCGACCGACCCACGCGTGGACATAACCGCGCTTGTCTATAAATCGACCCGTCTTCCATTGCGGGTGAGACGGACCTTTTGCGACTATGCGCACGTGGTGGCCATGCCTGAATGTGCGCCACTTGCCCTTGTATCTGCGCACGTATTCATCGCAGCCGCAAGCGCAAAGAGGTGGAGTAGGATTCTCGTCAGCCATGTGAGCCGCCTCCTGTGCGGCCGATGTGGTCAGGGGCTCGCCGAGCGTTTCAGCGTTCTGCGAGTCCCGTCTATTTTACCCCTCCTTCTCTCGATCCCAACATTTTCTGGGGAAAGTAAATGACACGAGATTCAGCCTATTGGTGGATCGGTATGGTCGGCGCGGTGGCGACGGGCCTCGCGCTGAACTTCGATCTGTTCCCCTGGATTCCAGACCACGTCCAGCACTGGATTTCGCTGGTGTCCTTCGTGGTCGGGATCATCTCTGGCAAGTTGGCAAGCTCGCCGCTGCCGCATTCGGAGGATCAATGAGTAACCCCTTCAAGAAAGTGCCGTGGAGAAAGGTCTTCGACGTGACCTCCAATATCATCGCCACCCTCGTGCCTGAAGTCGGCCGGATCGAGGAACTGGTCAAGACGATCCCGCACATCAAAGACCTGACCGGGGCTGAGAAGAAAGCTGCCGTGCTATCCGTGGTCAAAGGCGCACTCGAGAACACCGAGAGCCTGACCAACAAGGATCTGCTGGACGATGCCGAGGTTGCGGCAGCGGCTGGTGGTGTCATTGACGCGGTGGTGGCGCTGCAGAACATCATCGCGGCGAAGAAGGCTGCACATGCATGACGTAGGTGGATGGTGCGGAGGCAGCGTCTACGATTACTGACGAATGGCATGGACGGCAGGCCGCTGGACGCCATCATGTTCAAGTACCTCTCACCCGGCATTCTGGCATCCCGGATTGTGGGGGTGCCGAATATTGCCTTCTGGCAGGAGAAGGGCTGGCGTGTGCTGATTCGGGAGGATGACGTGCGGTATGCCGACTGGCTGCAGGCCATGACCGAGGACGAGCGCCGATGGTGGAAGTGGTCGTAGCGTGCCGGTTCTGTGGGGGCGCGATCGATCCCGTCTTACAACGACGAAAACAGGGGTCCATCTGCCGACCCTGTTTTCGGGCACGAGAGCGCACGCGCCCCTGGAACATCGATGGCAGGGGGAGTGCGAGAAAGCTCCGCTATGACCTCAGCGAGAAACGACGGGTGGTGAATGCGAGACGGCTGCGTGCTGGGAATAGCGACTACTTCGGGAAGGCCGCGACGATCGAGGAGGCGACGCGCATCAACGCGCATCTCAAGGAGAGGCTGAGTGAGCTTAAGCAGGGACTCGCGGCAGGAGAAGAAACTCAAAGCGTTTCGACTCTCCCAGTTCGCACTCAAACAGAAGTTTGAGCGCATCGACTTTATTGAGGACGTCTTGCTGCCTGAAATCGAGGCGATGAAATCTGGCAAGAGCGTCTTGGGCCTGACCGAAGGCCAAGCATTTGATTTGGTGATTGAGGCTGATGCGGATTCTGATTCGTCCACGAACCGCGACGCCAAATAAGTCCGTCACCATTACGCCATCCAGCGTAACGGTGAAATCACGCCCGCTGCGCGTGCTGGACTTCGACATCGAGAACAGGCCCCTGAGCTATCTGGGGTCCGACTTCACCACGGCCGAAGTCACCGCCATTGCGTGGGCGTGGGATGACTCCGACGTGACCGTGTACCTCCTCGGAGAACACCCGCTGCCCTACATCCTGAAACAGTTTGTGAACGCCTACCGCCAAGCGGATCTGGTCACGGGTCACTACATCCTCGGACACGACCTCCCGATGGTGAACGGAGCGTTGATGGAATGCCTGATGGCTCCCTTGCCGGATGTGATGGTGCAGGACACCAAGATCCACCTGATTCGGTCCAAGGGTCTGAGTCTGTCACAGGAGAGCCTGGGCGCGATGTTCCGACTGGAGCACGCCAAGGTGCAGATGAACCAGAGCAAGTGGCGTGCGGCCAACAGGCTGACCCCTGAAGGACTCGCAGAAGTACGCAACCGTGTGACGGGGGATGTCAAGCAGCACATGGCGCTGAGGCGCGAGCTGCTGGCGCGGGACTACCTCGGAACACCAAAGGTCTGGCGCTCTGGGAGTGCGCAATCGGTGGAGTACGTGCCGTGAAGCTGGTGCTGCAGAGAGCCTTCGGGGACTGCGCAGTCGCGGCGATTGCCACGTTGACCGAGCAGACCTACGAGGACGTGTACGTCGAAGCCGCCAAGGTCGAGCCGAAACGTCGTGGGCGGTCAGGCGTGCATCTCCATACCATCATCCGCATTGGCAAGAAAATGGGCATTCTCTTGCTCCAGAAACGCGAGCCGAATCTGGACGAGGACGAAGGCTTGCTGGTCGTGGAGTGGGCGAAAGGCTCCCGGCATGAGATTGGGACCGCGCATCTGATTGCCGTCTCACATGGCGTGGTCGCAGATCCGGCGGACGGGATCATCCTGCCGCCCGATGAATATCTGGCTCGCGAGAAGGCGACCGCCGGCGCATTTCTGGAGTTGCGGTAATGGACGCCACCGTGGACTGGCTGACCGGCGCGACGATCCAGCGCGTCATTAGGCGTGGGGTATATCTCGAGCTGGAAACGATTAAGGCTGGGGAATCACATCTGGTGATTCTCGGGGCCAACCGGATCGTGGCCGAGGATGAATGCTACGGCTGCGGCGAAACCCGATCGGTGGACATTGTGGAAACCGCAGGGCAGCGCGAGCGCGTGTGCAGCATCTGTGGACGCTCGTGGAAGGTGCTGTGAAAGATCCGAAGGTCTTCAATTACGTGATTATGGGTCTGTATTTTCTCAACGCCTGTCGTTGGGCGTATGAACGCAAGGCGGCGGACGTGTGCTACTGGCTGTCGGCGCTAGCGATTACCGCGACGGTGACATTCATGTACAAGCACTGAAAGCCATGCGCTTCGCTGCCTCTATAACAGCCCTGGTTATATGCGGAGCCCTGTACACAGGCTGTGCCCCGCCACGGCCGGTCCTGCAGCTCGCCCCACCTGATCCGACCCAGAAGCACATCGTCATTGCCAATGACTTTGACGATACCGACATGCTCTGCGCAGAGTCTCCCTACGGGCATCTGTTCCGGGACTGTATGACGGTGGGGAAGTTCAGAGCGTTAGTCACCAGTGTCTCAGCCAAGCCATGAACCCCGGTGATTTCACCGACAAGGCGTGCGACCAGACCGCCGTGACCGGCGAGCACATCCTGAAGCGGCATCTGGAAGTCACCATGCGGACCGAGTCGATTATGGCCGCGCTGACCGCTGCCCATATTCCCATGAGCCGACTAACCCAATGGGTCTTGGCCGCGCTGACCGAGCATCTGGACTTTGTCCTGACCGAATCGGAGAACGAAGGGTGCGAGGATTAGTGGCCGTCGCCGTCAATCTGGCCGGATGTAAGGCGCGGGACTTCCCGTGGGATGCCGCGTAATTTGAACGGGTTGACCTCTGGATGGACGGGGTGGCGTTCGCCTCGACGCCGGTCCTCATGGGACCGCCGCTCATGACAGGTTCGTCGCTGGGACTTTCGCCTCTCCGTGAGCAGGCTGATGCCGGGGGAAAACAGTTCGCTGGTGGTCAGCCCGAAGAAGTCTGCGATCTTCCCCAAGTCCGCAATCTTAACCCCGCGCTCGTTGGACAGGATTTTACTAATCCACGCAGGTCGGTGCCCACACCAGACCGCCAGCGACGTTTCCGTTAACCCGCGCCCATTCAAGAGGCTACGGATGTTCTCGGCCAGCAAGTAATCTGGCCGCAGCTCGCGTCTCATCAGTTCCATCCCTATCGTCCCACAATTTATTTTGGCGTGAGGCTAAAAAATAGCTCAGCCCTATTGACATGGTTGTTCCTGTTTGCTAATCTCTGCCCATGCCGAAAGCGGGTCGTGAACGACTAGCGGAATACCGGGATCGCCACGGGTACCTACAGAGGGAACTGGCCGACCTACTGAAGATGAGTGATGCTTACTTGTCGCAGTTGCTGAGCGGGATACGGACACCCGGATTGCTAAATGCGGTACGGATCGAGCGCCTCACCGGTATCCCGGCTGAGTCCTGGCTGCTAAAGAAGCTTGGCAGATCGGCTAAGCCCAACAATGAGAACACGTTGATTGAGCCTGATTTGCAGGGTGTAAAGTGACTCAAGCCGAGATTAACATAACAGCGCTTATAGGGCGCACCCTTGCTTGGCAATATGCTAAGTGGACACTCGATCCAGCTAAGCGGGCGAGCGTATTCGCACGGTTTTGGGGTAATGTCCAGAGGGGCGAAAGCGAAGGCGAAAGTCCGTGCTGGGCATATGTTGGTTACATCAGCGACCGAGGTTATGGAATCTTCGGTGTTGGCGGACAGACGCGCATCATGGCGCACCGTTTCTCGTGGTGGGCGAGCCGTGGCGCGATCCCGGAAGGCATGGAAGTCTGCCACCGCTGTGACAATACGGTCTGCGTTAACCCCGATCATCTCTTCCTCGGTACCCGTCGCGAGAACCATCTCGACTCTGTTCGTAAGGGTCGCAAACGAGCGTGGGGTCTGCAGAAGCTGAACGAGCTTCAGGTTCGACAGATTCGCGCCCGTGCTGCCAATGGTGAACTCCAATATCGCCTGGCGCGTGAGTTTGGCATCGCCCGCAACACGGTGAGCGGGATTGTAAACCGAAAGTCGTGGGCGCATCTAGATGATTCCGAAGCAGAGCATCTGGCGTCATGACCCCACTCTACGCAGCATTAGTGACGGAAGGAAGTCACTGACTCGGACCGTAGGAAAAGCGAAATGAGACACAGCCTCCTGTTCCTGCTTGCCCTGCTCGATGCCGATTTGATTCGGGCCGCGCTCCGACATGCCGACATCAGCATCACCAAGGCGGCTGTCTGGATGGAATGCGATCGCGCCCTGCTGGAGCGGCAACTGGACGGGGAAGGGCATCTGAGTCATCGCAGGCTCTTGATGCTGCCGCTGTCCTTTCATCGCTGGATGAATTTTCTCGGCTCCATCAAATACGGCTTACCCAGTGAAGTCCGCCGGAGCGCCCCGTTACAACTGGCGGTCATGGGCCAGCGCAGGATGCTTCGGGCTGAACTCCACGACAGAAAAGAGAGGACCGCATGATTCCGGTGCATCTCGTGAGTGTGTCTCCGCTCTGGCTCATCGCCGGCAGTCTCGTGACGGGACTGTCCCTGCTGCTGATTCGCTGGGACATGAAGCCGATGCCCATTGTCGTGACTGACCCCTGCTCGCTGCTCGAGCCGTATTCGTGGGCCTGGATTGTGTGTGGGTGCGGACTATGACAACCGTCTATCAAGACAAGCTCCCGCCACTCGGCTTCTTCGGGATCGATCTGAAGAAGGGGAGTCATAGCGAACGTGAGGCTGGCGTCTGCGCGATGGAAGCCGCTGCTTGGCTCGCTGGGGAACCGCACAGCGATTCTCCACAGTGCGCGTGTCCAGTTATTGCCGCGTTTGTCATCTCATGGAATGACGCGCTGCCGACAGATGAGGACCGTAATCGGCTACTGAAGCCGTTCATCCCACGGCTGGTGGGATCGCGCAGCACGAAGGCCGTTGAACGGACTCGGTCGTATCTGGCGCTGGACTGGCTGGTGCGTGTCCAGACTCCGGCATGGATGGATCTGACCGAGAGCCTGAAGCCGCATGCGGCTGCGCTGCGGGCGCTTGATGCCATTTGCAATCCAAAGTCAGCAAAGACGGCGATGTCAACACTGACGGTCGCGCAAGAGGCTTCGGCCGCTGCGGGGGCCGCTGCGGGGGACGCTGCGTGGAACGCTGCGGGGGCCGCTGCGGGGGCCGCTGCGAGGGCCGCTGCGGGGGCCGCTGCGAGGGACGCTGCGGGGGACGCTGCGTGGAACGCTGCGGGGGCCGCTGCGGGGGCCGCTGCGAGGGCCGCTGCGGGGGCCGCTGCGAGGGACGCTGCGTGGGCCGCTGCGGGGGCCGCTGCGGGGGCCGCTGCGGGGGCCGCTGCGTGGGCCGCTGCGGGGGCCGCTGCGAGGGCCGCTGCGAGGGCCGCGCTCAGGCCCACCGTCGGACAACTCCAAGTGTCGGCGCTGGATTTACTCGATCGCATGCTGACGGTGACGGCATGAAATACCTCCTGCCCCTGCTCGGCTTCACCGTGGGCGTGATCCTCTACCGGACACTGGCCTGGAGTCAGGACACCCCACTCCACAGCCAGAAGCTCACCGCGTGGAAGAAGTACACCGAGGAAATCAACGAGGAGCAGCGCAGACGACTCGCGCTGATTGCGGACCGGGAGGCGTCATGACGAATCCCCGCGAGGGCAGTCTGTTGATCGGCGTCTTGAACGCGCTCTGGATCGAAGCGGCGTTTGTCGGGACCGTCTACGTGTTCTATGTGCTGATCGGGCTGGTCATTCGATGAGCGTCATGAACAGGCTGAAGACGCGCACGTTTTGGAAGCAGACGATTGTAGATGCAATGTCCCTCGTGATCATCGCTGGCGGATGCCATCTCTTGGCACCAGATGCTGGGCCGCTGACGCTCTCTTTTGCGGCCATGTTGATTCGGTGGGGCACTCAGATTGGTACGTGAGAGTAGACGTGGTCTGGCGTGTGTCGGGTCTTTGCAATGACGCAGAGCCGAGTATTTATGAGGAGTGCGGGCCGTTTCAACCTCCGACCGAGTTTTCCGGGAAGACTTGGACAGTGGTGCGGTGCCCCACACGCCAGACCCGTCGAAGTAGACCAAAGAAAAGGGCCGCTGTGAACGGCCCCGGAAAGGAAACGCGGAGATGAGTATGACATTGATTCGACAAGACGGCAAGGCCATGCCGCTCGATCCACCAGAGCCGGAATCGCTCGACACCAAGGCGCGAGCCGCCGCGACACAGGAAGAGGAACGTGCCACCGGTCTGGCGTTGCTGCTGGCGAGCTTTGACGGCTACGCGCAGTTGTGGAAGGAACCGGAGCATATCCGGCAGCACTTCGCGCAGTGGGCGCTGATTGCGCTCAGGGGGTCGTCCTTCGGGGCGGGCCAATTTCACTATCAGCCTCTGGCGCTCCACGCCGCCGCCCAAGCTGCGGCTACTTGCGAAGCCCACCAGGAGCAGTTTGAAGCCCCGGACCTGTGCAGCAACAGCGACGAGCAGCGGCACTGGTATCTCGTGATGCAGCGGGGGCTGACGGCGTATCACGAATGCCTCGGCGGGAAGACGACGGACACGGCGCAGCGACTGTTCGGAACCCGCATGGAGGTGTTGCATGACCCGCGCCGCATCTGACCTGTGGATGGCTAGCTACGATGCGTATAAGACGACCGACCCAGAACCGTATGGGTCCGCGCATACGGTAGACGACGAGGACCGCGATCGGCGGTGGGCGGAGTTTATGGGGGAGTGCCGGGACTTCGCCAAGTCTGAGCCGGATGGCTGGGCAGCGGTCATGCGAGCCGTGGGAGCCGCGATGATGGCGCAAGGAATTTTGCCGTGGCGGTAGTAACCGATCCTGTGCTCGAGCGCACCGCCGTCATCAGCGAGCCGGACTTCCGGTTGGTCAGGCTGGTGATTGAGGGCGGGGAGTACGAGTACGTGCTGGAAGTGCGTGATGGCTGCGATGCGATGGGCACGGAGCGGTGGCGCAAGTTTGAAGTTAATGGCACCGCGTTGCGGTCGCTGTTTAAATTTCTGATTCGTATCGCGGAGAAGGAGCCAGAACATGCCGGCAGTTGATTTTGGAGCGCAGCGGAAACAGGCCGAAGAGTCTGGGATGCTCGGCGGCGGCGATATTTACAAACTCAAAGAGGGCGACAACCGCATCCGCCTGATGAGTGAATGCCTCCCGCATCAGAACGAGTTCAAGGGGCAGAAGTCATTCAAGTGGCTCTGTTACGTCCTCGACCGGCGCGACAGCAAGGTGAAGCCGTTCTTCATGGCGCACAAGATTTACAAGGCCATTGAAGCGTTGCAGATGAATACCGATTACGCCTTCACCGACGTGCCGATGCCGTACGATCTCACCATCCACGCGAAGAATGCCGGGACGATGGAAGTGGAATACACGGTGATGCCGGCGCGGAAAGAAGTGGCGCTCACCGTCGCGGAGCACGATGCGCTGGCGGAAGTGAAGCCACTAAAGGAACTGCAGGACGCCATCAAGGCCAAGCAGAACAAGACTCCCGCGACTGATGAAACACCGCACCCGGCTGAAGGCGACGAGCCGCCGTTCTGATCATGAAGCCCATCATGACGCGCAAGGCGAACGGGATGCCGATGACCAAGGGCGGCTACTGCGACAAGTGCGGCCACTACACCACGGCGTTCTACACCGTCAAGGTGCTGCGGCAGACGCATAGCTCGCCTGCGGAGTATGAGGACTGGTGCTGGGAGTGCTGCGGCAACCCGGAGCAGGACGAGGAACGCGCCAGCCTGCGCGGCTACTCAGACGAGGACATGGAGCGCATCTGATGCTGGCCCAACCACGTCCCGAACCCCAGCGGCGGGTGAAGGCCCGGTCCAAGCGTGAGGCCGCCAAGATCGTGCGCCAAGTCAGAGCAGCGTGTGTCGAGCGCGACGGGCGATGTCGATATGCGAACGATGTTCATGCTGCGGTTCTGACTCTGCCTGCTGGAGCTGTATGTATCACCTATTGCGAGGGTGAATCGGAGTGGGCGCATCTGAACGAATTCGCTCGGTACAAGACTCGTGGCCAGCCACCAGCGGCCAGACATCACACGCACGGCACCGCCATCATCTGCAAACGCCATCACGCCATGCTGCACGACAAGAAGCTGACCGTGAGCTTCCTCTCGGACCTGGGCGCAGACGGCCCGCTGGCGTGGGAGCGGACATGAGCCAGCCCAGACTGTTCGACGCGCCGCTGACATGTTTCCACGGAGAACCTTGGGACGGGGATCATCCCCTGTGCCGAGCGGACGTGGAGCGAGCCTGTCAGCGGTTCGATGATGCGGTGGCGCGTGGCGAGTATGACGCGCATGGATGGACCCCCAAGGAACGGAAGGCCCAAGCCAAGCGGAAGGATCTGGCATGAGGCGAGCGGCCAAGCGCGATCTGTCGGAAGGCCCGATTGTGCAGTATCTCCGCAAGGCGGGCTGGAGCGTGCTGCACCTGTCTGTCGCCAATGGCCCAGATTTGGTCTGCGGGAAGTTCGGAGCCACCGTCCTGATCGAGTGCAAGACCGGCAAGGGCAAGCTCCGACCAGGGCAGGTGAAGTGGGGGCAGGACTGGCAGGGCGACCCGCCCTATGTCATTCGCACGGTCCAAGAGGCCGAAGCCTTGACGAAGGCGATCAATAAGTTGAGGCGAAAATAATGCAAAAGGTGGGGTATAATGGAGCCACCGCAGCGGGGTTTGGCCCCCGCCACGGTTTCAACACAGGAGGTATCAGCTCCCATGCCTAGCTCCGCGTCTCATTCTACCGCACCCGCATTCCAATTCTATCTCCATGAATGGCGAAGTTCTCGCACCGTCCAGCGTATGTCCTGGCAACAGCGCGGCATGTACCTCGAAATGCTGTTGGAGCAGGCTGACAAGGGGGCGCTTCCAGACTGCCCTCGTGCCTGCGCGGACCTTCTCGGCGGCACGCCTGATGAGTGGCTGAAGGAGTGGCCGGCGCTTCGCCGCAAGTTCGTGGATCGTCGCCACCGTGACCGCGATGGCGGCACTGGCGTGTACGATCCGAACGACCATGACGCCTCCAGACAGATCATAAACCTGCGCATGGCTCGCGTGCTAAAAGAGCGGCGCGAATACAAAAAGAGCAAGGAAATTGCCGGGAGAAATGGGGGCCGCGCGAAAGCGCAGAAAACAAGCGAGTTAAAGTCTAGCAGTGCTAGCGTAAATCCTAGCAGTGCTACAGAAATCCCTAGCACACACCTAGCAAAACCTAGCCCTCTTCTCTTCTCTTCTCCTCTTGTCTCTGTCTCTTCTCCTCTTGTCTCGTCTCAGAAGAGTCCGCCTGCGGAAGCGCGAAGCAATCACCCCGTGTATCGGAATGGTCGATTCGTCGTGTTCGATTGGCAGTTTGATGACTTGCGTCTGTCTCTCGGCCCGCATTTTGACGAGTTCCTGTGGGACGAGTGGTTTCTGGCGCTCGCGAATCGGCTCGACGTGGAAAAGCTTGCGATCGACAAACGCGAGATGTCGGCGTGGATTTATGCCGAGACGATGGCAGAAGCGAAGCGGCGCGGCATTGTACTCGCGGCTCCAAAGCCCCCGAGCAAGGACGACGGCATCACGGCAGAGAGCTTAGCGGCTGGACTTCGCGAAGCGGCTGCGAGGGGGGCATTCGATGCGAGACGCTGATCAACTTGCGTTCTCGGCGGTGTTCCTCAAGCTGCGAAAAATCTTCGGCTTGCGCGGCGACCAGGGCGACCTCAATCAGGTCATGGAGTCGTACTTCCGCGCCATGCTACGGTTTCCGTTGCGTGCGGTGGAAGCCGGGGCGGATGCCTGGATTGCGAAGGGCGAGCACTTCCCGAAGCCGGCGCAGTGGATGGCGTGCATGCCGTCTCAGCAGAACGCCTTGGCGTTGCCGGTGATGGTCGAACCCGATGTTACCGAGTATCGCCGCGCCATCAGCCTGCACTACGAGGACGAGCCCTGCGGCTGTCACGAGTGCAAGTCCGCAGACGTGAGCCATCGGATGCTGCGCTATGTGCCGGATTCCGACCGCGACGATCAGGACGTGAAGCTGCAACTCGACGGCAAGGTGGTCGTGAAAGGGCACTGGGCGCATGGGCAGGAACTGGCGCGATGGTACGCGGCACGGGATGCCTATTTCGCGCTGCGGGACCAGTTCGCTGGCAAGCTGCCGAGGCGGATGAAGGCGGCCCCTGTGGAGGTAGCCTAATGCAGAAGGTCTGTGGGGGCTGTGGTCAGGCGTATGAGGCCGACCGGCACAAGAGCCAATACTGCCGCATTGCGTGCATGCCGCGTGCGCTGAAGGTGGCCGCCGCCAGGAAGGGCCGAGCCAAGCGGACCCAGACCACCCGGCTGAAGATGTTTCTGCAGGACTTGCGCCGGCTGGAGGGGCGCGTGTCCCGCGATGACCTGATGATTGTGTTCGCGGAGATTTACCATCGGGGGTATCAGGCGGGGCATCGGGCGCACCGCATCTCGACACAACTGCGGGGGGCCGCATGAGTGCCACCCTGTCAGTCCACAGCCAGCGTCTGGTGACGTGCCCGCACTGTGCCGTGCCTGACGCGAGCTGCTGCCAGTGCCACGGGTCACGGATTGTGCCGGTGTGTGTGGCGGAGAAAAGCTGTGTGTGGGTGTGGGCGTTCCAGGGCTGTGCCTGCGGGGCGTGTCAGCGGTTGCGGCGGATGCGGGAGGGGGCAGCATGAGCGACAATAAACCTGTGGGTCCGATGTCCGAGAGCCTTGAGCAGATCGCCGCACGGCTGGTAGACACGATTAAGTTAGCCATGTATGGTCCTTCGGCCGCTCACGGCGACTATGCCAGAGCTATCCTGGACGCTTTACGGGCTGCGCAGGCGTCCGTGAGAGCCGAGGCCGAGGCCCGCATCGCCAAACTGACCGAACGCTGCTCGCATCAGGAAGCCAAACTGATGAAGTTGGAAGCCGAGACAGTGGCCCGGTGGGAGCGCATCAAGGAGTTGGAAGCGGAGCGGGACGCCTACAAGCGCGACTTCGAGGGCGAACTAGCTGGCAACATGGTCATGCGGCAGCGTTTTGGTGCGAAAGACAGCGAAACCATGCACGCCTTTTTAGAAAGGACATTGGAGGCCAATTCGGGGAGCGCCGAAGGCCGAGCCGCGTGGCAACCGATAGTCGGGACGCTGCGAGCTATTCGTGGATGGGACATGCTTGATGCGACAGCCGATGGGCCATATTGGAAGCGCACCATTGACGCGGCACTAGCTTTGCTCCCCTCCGCTCCCGCTGCGGAGCCCCAGCCATGAAGCAGAGGCTAGCGATTCTCTTGTTGCTGTTATGGACGGCTGCGTGCGAGTTTCGCTGTAATTACGAATCACATCGTAGCGCGAAGGCCGCTGTGGAGTTTCAGCGATGAGCACGCGAGAAAGAATTCCATTTGTAGTGTGCCTAATTCTGCTCGTGGGCTGCACGCTGAGCCTGTGGAAGCGTCGGCCCCATTGGGAGGTCCGTCCGTTTGCGAACTTCAAATGGACGGCTTGTTATGTGGAATGGTCAGGAACCGGATGCGGGAGCCCAGTGACGCGCGACGCGGCATTATGGGAAGCTGCTGGCGGGTCAGAAATAGGGCGATAGGGTACGTCACCGGACAGAATCGGACGTTCAACCGGACAAATGTCCGTGGCAGTGAGTGTCCTCTTTAGATAACATAAGTTTGACCAATTAAAATCCAACCAGCTGAATACATCTGTCATGCGCTTGACATCGACAAGACTCTTGGTTTAGAGTAGCCCTACCGTTTCTCGTCCCCAGATGCGGTCGCCCGGCTCGCAGGTTCGCTCACCGCTGCGATGGTCCGGAGTATCGACGGTGCGGCGTTCCCTCGGCTGCGCGTTCACTCACAGGCGCAGACCGGGTGCCTCAATCGCTGTGCAGTGTCTCGGTTCGGACCTGGTAGTCAGCAGGCCCGAGCCTGACGACTACCTGACCTCCCTTACTCATCCATTCTGCGCTTCGGCGCGGAGGTCATACGCATGGCAGATATCACCCTCACATCGGGGATGACGTGCCGGCCCTACAAGTCGCCGTGGGGCGCGTTCCCCACGAAAGGCTATGCCCTCTCCACGGGTATCAGCTCCAACGCGATTCTGCTGGGTCGTGTCGTCGCCTACGATGTCAACACCGATAGCAACGCCGGCCAGATTCTTCCCAGCTCGCAGACGGCTGGCGTGGTCATGTCCACGTCCATCGTCGGCATTGCGGCTGAATCTCCTGGTCTTCCCGGCTCCACCAATACCCGCGGCACGGTCATCTCGGTCTGGGAAGCGAACCCGATGGTCGAGTTCCGTGCGCAGACCCAGGGTGCGAACCTGCAGTCGTCACAGGTCGGCAAGACCAAGGCGCTGGTGTGGGACTCGACCCTGACCATCACGAAGGTGGACCTGTCCAACTCCACGCTCGCCAACGTGCGCTGCGTGGTCACGGGACTGATCGACAACGAGGGCGACAGCGGCGGGGCTGTCAGTTTCCGGTTCATCACTGAGACGCCGCCAGCGGGGGATTCGACCGCCTCCCGTACTGTGCTGGGCGCGTATCGCTAACGGGGAACTGACATGGCACAGACACGCGGCACGAATCCCGATCTTTACGACAATATTGACAAAACCTTCTACTCGATCATGAAGGATCGACTGAAGGAGCTCGTGCGGATCTACCCGGAGTACTTCAACATCCGGACATCAGACCGCAAGTTCGAGCGCATCGTCACCTACGTGCCCTTTGGGGATACCCAGAGCAAGCCGGAAGGCGATGCGTTTGTGATGGACACCCTGCGACAGGGCTGGACGAAGGACTTCACCCACACGGAAAACGGCCTCGGCTTCGAGGTGACGCAGACCGCGCTGGAGGACGATCCCGAGAACATCCTGAACGGGGCTGGCGACTGGCTCGCGTTCTCGGCGCGGTATGTCGAGGAAGGCCGAGCGGCCAACGTCCTGAACAACGGCTTCTCCTCGGAAGTCACCCCGGACGGCGTCAGCCTGTTCAGCACGTCGCATGTGCTGAAGGGGGGCGGCACAGCCAAGAACCGGCCCTCGACCGATGCGGACCTGTCCGCGACGTCGCTCACGCAGGCGCTGATTGACCTGCAGACCGACCAGAAGGACGAGGCCGGCCACCTGGCGGCTCCGGTCACCTCGCTCAACCTGATTGTCCCGCCCGCTCTCGAGTTCTTGGCGGACCGGCTCCTGAACAGCGTCGGACTACCAGGGTCGGCGGACAACGACCGCAACCCGATCAAGTCGCGCCGGACGTGGAACCTCATCGTGAATCCGCGGCTGACCGACAACGATGCGTGGTTTGTGGTGGCGGGGAACAAGGCCCAGCACGGGCTGACGTTCTACCGTCGCGTCCCTATCTCGACTGACCCCATGGCGATTGACCCGCGGACGAAGAATCGCATCTTCACTACGCGGCATCGGTTCTCCGTGGGTGCCTGGACGTGGATGGGGTCGTACGGGACCGCAGGCGCGTAACAGACAGGCCGCATTGATAGCCAAGGGTGCCCCTGCGGCGGGGTATCTGGTCACCAGATGCCCTTGGCTGTTTCTGAGGTGACACATGGGTAAGGTAGCTTTCAGCGGACCCGTCTATGGGGCCAAATCTGTTCTGTTCTCGCATAGCGCGGCCTCGCCGACGACCAGCGCCTCCACGATCCTCCTCGCCGCCACGGTGGTGGCACCCTACGAGGACTGGTATGTGACTGAAATCAAGGCGTCGTTCTCGACCGGCTCGAGTGCGGGCAACTCGTTCGTGTTCAAGTCGGAGGGCGGGTCATCGGGTCTGGCGCGGTATCAAGGCATGGCCTCGACCGTGGCCCAGACGATCGGCACGATCAATTCGGGCACCTCGACTAGCCTCAATGCGGTGACCACGGTGACCGCCACGGCGGGGGAATACGAGGGGCTGTATGTGCCGGCGGGTTCGACCGTCCGTGTCGTCAGCACATCAGTCAATCCGCTCAGTAAGGTCAACGTGAGCATCTGGGGCTTTGTGCGGTTCATCCCCTCGACCCGTTCGGAGGGCTAACCGGTGGCGTGGCATTCCTTCGGCAACAAGCCGATTAACTCGACGGGCCTCACCGGGCCGATTGGGGCCGGGTCCACCGCCACACTGTTCGCGGAGCTGGATTCGACCATGCTCGGCACGGCGTTCTTCAAGTCCGGGCAATCGATGCTCGTCCAGGTCACCTACGTCATGGGCGCGGATACGGTCGTGACGTGGCAGGCGGGGGTGTGTAACTCGACGGCCACGAACTCCGGGGTGGATGAGTTCTTCCCGAAGACCCCGACCGCGCAGTCGGCGCAGTATGTCCTGCAGCATGTCCTCGAGAAGGACCAGCGCATCCGGATTCGCCAGCAATCGTCCGGGGCTGGAGGCGCGGCGTATCTCTCTGCGGTGCCGTTGCTCTAATGCCGTCCGGGTGGTCGCACGGCTTCTACTTCGTGAGCTTGAGCACTGTGGTCCCGCCACCGATTGTCTCAGGCAAGGGCGGGTATCCGCTCTGGCAGGCGTCCAATAGCGCCGTGGGGAGTCTCTTTGGTGGCCTCCAGGCGCTGTGGGAGTGGGCCTGTCGGAAGGTCCGCATCTGGCTCAGGCTGCAGCAGCAGACGGTTCCTGTGCCTGCGGCCAAGACGCCCCTGTCTGAGGCGGGGCGGCTCCTGAACCATCCCGCGTATCCGTATGCGCTTGAGGCGGTGCGGCGGACCGCGGTGACCCTGGGCTTTAACCGGCCCGAAGCGTGGCAGGGGCTGTCGCGGCAGATGAAAGCGTCCCCAGGCCGAGCGGAGAACACCTACCGCCATCTGCAGGCGTGTGAATGGACCCGCCAGACGTCGCCCAGCACCCTAACGAATCCCGATTGCAACTTGCTGGTCGAGTTGGCTTATCACGAATTTGCCTTGAAGGGGCGCTAAGTGCCGACGTTCTCCAACATCGACGGCCAAGAGCCTTCCACGGTCACCTTTAAGCTCGCCACGGTCGCGCTGACGCGCAATTCGACCGTGATGCAGCAAGAGATTATGTCTCTGGGTGACCCGGATACCACCAACGCGATTGCCGCAGTCCTCAATACCACGCCGGCCAGTACCGCCTGGGCTCTCGCAGTGCGGGACGTGGTCCCGAACAGCACGACCGTTGCGGTGAGCACGATTCAAGGGGCGGTGACAGTCCGCTCGAGTGCCGCCAATGCCCTGGTCAGCGTCTATCAGTCCAGCGCCGCCGAGTTAAACGTGACCGTGGCGGGCTATGTGGCGCCCTCGACCACGATCAGCATCAGTACCGTGCAGGGCGCTGTGAATATGCGCTCGAGCGCAGCGAATGCGCTGGTGACCGTGTATCAATCGACGGCCGCGGACCTGAATGTCACGGTCGCGGGCTATTCCACGATCGCCGCGGTGAGCTCGGTCGGGGGACGTGTCGGCACGATGCCCTTCAGCACGGTCTGGGCATCCTCGGCTGGCTTTCACTTTGACAGCTCTGGCGCGTTGCAGATTGCCGGGGCGATCAGCGCGACGGCTGGCAGCACGGTGTCCACCGGGTTCATCTCTGTCCGCATCTCGGACGGCTCGACTTGGGTGGTCGATTACCTGAACGCCTCCACGTTTACCAATGCCTCGGTAGGTGGGGGAGTCAATTTTCTCCGGGCGGGCCAGTCGTCGGTCTCGAGCACCGACCTGTTTGTCATCCCGTGGGGTTCGACACAGGGGGCTCAATATTTCATTCCGGTGACCGATAGCGGGGTCTCGGTTATCGACTCGACCAACCGCGCCATCAATGTCAACGTGGTGGCAGGTGCGGCGGGTGGTTCGACCATCATGACGGTGTCCACGGTGCAGGGCGCGGTCATTGTCCGGTCCTCAGCCGCGAATGCCCTGGTCTCGGTCTATCAATCCACCGCGAGCGAGCTCCAAGTCACGGCCACGCCTGCCGCGGGGAGTACGTGGCGGTCTCAACCGGGGTCCACGCTCTGGGCCTCGAGTGCCGGATTCCATTTCGACAGTTCCGGAGCCCTCCAGGTCGCGGCCAGCTTCACCGGGTCCACCGGTCCCCTGACGGTGTCACAGTTGCTGGATTCCAGCGGCGGCAGCGTCAGTGCGGCGGATTCCGCGAACAACGCCATTCGGGTCAATGTGGTGGCTGGGGCCGCGGGTGGGTCCACGATTGTCACGGTCTCCGCTTTTGGCGCTGGGCTGATCTCGTCCGCGGTGCAGGCGGGCGGGTCGTCAGCCCTGACCGTGCGCAACGTGTGGTCCTCAACCAATACCGACCAGCCGGTGAGTGCGGCCCAGTCAGGCACCTGGAACGTCGGCACGGTCACCACGGTGTCGTCGCTGGCTGGGGCGGTCATTACGCGCTCGAGCAAAGCGGATTCCCTGCACACGGTCTACCAGAGCACCGCGTCTGACCTCAATGTGACCGTGGCGGGCTACAGCACGATCGTGGCGGTGTCGTCCTTGGCGGGTGCGGTGATCTGCCGCTCGAGCAAGGCCGATGCGCTCGTCACGGTGTATCAGTCCACGGCCACGGACCTGTTAGCGACCGTCTCGCAGGGTGGGACGTGGAACATCAACAGCGTCTCCGGGCTGCAATCGAGTGTGGCTCCGTCCTCGGGTTCGTCTGGGCTTGTGGTCAGACAGGTCATTGATGGCGTGGACAGCTTTGCGAGTACGTCCGCGTTAGCGACGACCTCAGTGGCGGTGCAGTCCTCCGGGGCCGCGATCCGCATCTATGTCACAGCCTATTCGATTACGACCACGAACCAGACCGCGGCGCAGTGGGGCTTCTTCTCGAGTAACGGCACGCTGCTCTGGCCGATGACCTTGGCGGCGCTGTCGTCAGGTGTGGCCGGCGTGAATCTCGCTGTGTCGCCTCCGGGGTATCTGTTCCGGACTGCGGCCTCGGATGCCTTGAACTTCAAGACCAACGGGTCAACCGTGGCGAGTGTACAACTCGGGGTCAGTTACTACCGTGCCCCCTAAGGAGCCATTCCATGCGTGGATTGCTGAATGCTTACGTCCGTATCCTGATCGTCTCGCTCGCTGGATGGCTGTGCATGACCGGTATTGCGTCTGCGCAGACCCCGCCGCCTCCGGTGGCGACGGCCAGTCAAAGTTTTGGGTTCGACTACAAGGACGCCGACCTGTCGGCGGGCGGCGTGGTCCGCTTCGAGATGCAGATCGACACCGCTACGTTTACGTCAGTCGCGATACCGCCGAAAGGCAACGACGCGCAGACGCCGGCCGGTTCCAGCACCTACGTCGTACCTATTCCGGCGCTGACGACTGGCAATCACACGGTCAGTTTCCGGGCCTGTAACGCGCAGCTCTGTGGCGATGCGTCTCCCGCGTTCAGTTTTGTGCTGGCGGTGAAACCAGCCACGCCCAGCGGGACACGGATTAAGTAGATGTTCACCCGGGCCGTTCTCGTGAGTCTGAACATTGAAGATCGCGGCCGGCTCCGCGCACTCATTGCGTTTGATGGGTCCGATGTCAAGCCGGTCCAGCGCGATTATGAGTTCGATGGGCGCGGGCTGTCGGACGCGTTTTTGGTGGACGCCGCCAATGCCGCCTTGGACGAACTGAATCAGCGGGACGCCTTTCTGGCCAAGCTGACGATTGGGTCGGTGCTGGTGGAGCGATGAGGTATCGAGTCTGCGCGAGCCTACTCGTGGCGCTCGTGGCGCTGTCCGTGACGCTGGATGCCCAGCGAGCACGAGCGCGACGGATTCGTCCGCGTCCGTCGGTGTCGTCTGGCTCGTGCGCCTTCCCGTCGTGCTTCCCTGATGCCACGTATACTGGTGTCCCTGCTGGCACGAGCCTCACGGCATATGGTGGGCCGTTCACGTTCACGAGCGGCACGACGACGATCGACAGCAAGACCATCACGACCTGTATCACGGTCACGGGAGGCACGCTCAACATCACGAAGTCCTCGATCGTGGTCTCCAGCGGGTGTGATGAGGGTGGAGCCTTGGCGTCTGTGGCCCCTGGCGTTTTGAACGTGACTGACTCAACGATCGATTGCGGAGGCGACCCACCTGGGGGCTATGGCAATTCGCATGGGATCGAGCGGGATAACTTTACCGCGCTGCGGGTCAATATTAAGGGGTGCGAGAACGGGCTGGCTGGAGACGGCACACACTGGAGCATTACGGATTCTTATATCCATGATCTCCGACAATGCACGGCGGCGGAATGTGGTGGAGGCGATGGCTCGCACACGGATGGCATTCAAACAGGTGCCGGCGGGCCTGCGTCGTTTTACACGATACGGCACACCACTATTTTGTCAATGAAACTTGGAGCGCACACCCCCGAAACCGACGAAACCTATTACACGACATCGGTTGTCATCACCGATCCCGATGATCACGACGGGTCGGTCTTGGAAAACCTGTTCGCGGGTGGTGCCTTTGCCGTGTATTGCCCTGAGAACAGCACGAACTGGAGTCTGACGAATAATCGCTTCAGCACGCGCTACAAGTCCACCATCGGGTTCTTCGGTCCGTCTGACGCCTGCAGCGGGAAAGAGTCCGGCAACGTCTACTACGAAACAGGGCTCCCGATCACGCTGAGTGCGCCTGCGCCAGAACCCATAGCGCTGTTCATGCAGTTGTTTACGGCGCGTCCGAATTTTACTGGGATGGGTCGGTAGATGGCGATTGCGATCGACAAGTCCACCCTAGGATCGACCTATAACAGCACCGCCTCGTCGCAGGGTCTTGTTACGACACAGACCGTCGCCTCTGGCAGGTTCATTGTCATCAGTGGTGGCTGGTTTGCTGACAATACTGGCACCGTCACGGGCGTCTCTGGCGGAGGCTTGACGTGGACGGTGGACAAGCAGCCCAACGGGGGCAGTCTCTCAAGCCAAGCCTGGATCGCCTCCGCGCAGGCTCCATCAGGCTTGGCGTCTGGAACGACGATTACGGCGACGTATTCCGCGACGATGAATGCTCCGTTCATCATGGGCCTGTCGTTCACAGGTGTGGCGACCTCAAGTCCAGTGGATGGGACACCCACAGGACCGACTGAGGCAGCCGCCACAGCAGCTTGGGCTACGCCGAGTTACAGCATTGCTGCCGGGTCTGTGATCGTCGCGGGGTGTTA